TTGCTGGTGCCGCTGGTGGACCGGGCGCTGCTCCGCCGCCTCCGCCTCCTGGAGCCGGTGCTGGTGCACCCCCGCCGGCCCCTCCCCCGCAGATGATATCTGCCCCACCTCCTCAAATGCCTCCGCAGGCTGGTCCCGGACCTATGCCCAGAGCACGAGGAGGTCGCACTTTCTCTGACATCAAGGTCAGCAAGCCGAAAATTAAGGACGGCTATCCGGCTCTTACCGGCGGCTCTGGCGGCGGTAAAGGACGCCGTGAAAAGATTCTTGCTTATGGTGACGAGCAAGAATAACAGATATATAAACGAGATGCGGGAGTGTTAGAGCCATTCCCGCATCTCTGATCACAACCAAGAAAGGCTTGGCTATGACATATGCTTCAAATATCACACAAAATTATCTAAATGAATGTTTTTTTTATAATGAAAAAACAGGAGATTTGATTAAAAAATCAAGACCCTTGTCCCATTTCAAAAGCGAAAGTTTGATGAAATCTTGGAACGCCCAAAATGCTGGTAAAAAAGCAGGAGGAGTTAAAAAAAACCCTGACGGATATAAATACATCTCGGTTTCAGTAGATAATAAAAATTATATTGCATCACATATAATATGGGTACTTAAAACTGGCAAATACCCGGAAGTCACAATAGACCACAAAGATAGAAACTCGTTAAATAATTCATGGGAAAATTTAAGATTAGCTAATCACAGCAACCAAGCAAATAATAGGAAAGGTAAAAAAAATTGGAAGGGTGTATTTAAACAAAAGGGTAGGTACAGGTCTAGAATAAAAGTTAACAAAAAAAATATTAGTTTAGGAATCTTTGACTGCCCCGCTGCTGCGTCATTTGCATATCAGATAGCTGCTGATATACACTTTGGTGAATTTGCGAGGGCATTTTAATGAATTTGGATTTAGTCCTTTTCCAGCTATTGGAAAAAGAAATTGGTGACAGACTTGAGCACTACGCTAGTGAGCTTGTCGCTGGTAAACCGGTCGATTTTACATCTTACAAGATGATAGTAGGCCGGATTAAAGGACTTCAGGAAGCTCTTGAAGTCGCTCGTGAAGCAAACCGAAAAGCTATCGGTTTAGAAGATAAGGATAGATAGCCATGCCGGCCGTCGCAATGCAGCATGACACAGACCCCAAACAAGCGCTTCTTGATAAGGTCGGTGATTTGAGTGGTGTCGAAGTTTTTGGGAACGATGTTTTATGCGCAATATATCATCGCCCGAACAAGACGAAATCAGGATTGTATCTTTCTGATGATACAATCGCTGAAGACCGTTGGCAGTCCAAAGTAGCATTGGTTCTAAAGCTTGGGCCTACTGCTTATATGGATGAGAATGGTGTTAAGTTTAGAGATATCAGCGAAGGGGATTGGATTTGCATTCGCCCTAGCGACGGATTTCCGGTACAGTTGTCGAGTGAAAATGCGGTTACATCACGCGATGCTGTGCCGTGCCGAATTGTTTCGGATGTCCACATCCGTCTCCGGGTAAGCCACCCGGATGTTTGTTACTAAAAAGGGGCGCTCCCATGACAGATGATGAAAATAAACCTGCTCCGGTAGAGGTTGTATTACCCCCGGAAGATATTGTTGAAGTAGACCTTGAGGCGAAAGATAAGAAGGTCAAAGAACCTGTCGCCGAAATCAAGGCGGAAGAAAAAGCGCCGGAAGTAGAAACTTCCCGCAAACAGGAACCTGACGAACGAGAAAAGGCTTTAGCCGAACTCAAACGCCAGTATGAATTCCAAAAAAGCGTTGCTGAGGCAGAGCGCAATGCCCGCAAGCAAGCGGAAGAATATGCCAGGCAACAGGCTTATCAGGTAAGCAATGCGCGCAATGAAGTTCAGGATTCGAACCTGAAAGTCATTATGAATGCTATCGACGCCACATCACAGGCAGCTGAAAATGCTGAGCGTGATTATGCGACAGCTATGGCTGCGGGTGATTATGCACTTGCGGCTCGTGCTCAGCGCATGATGGCGCAGGCGGAAAGCCATCTTCTCCAACTTAATAACGGGAAGAACAAGCTGGAAGAGATGCTCCAGCAAAATACTGCCGAAGGTGCGGTTAGAGAGCCGGAAATCCCGAACTTTGAGCCACAGATACCGCGTGACCCGGTAGAGCAATATGCAGCTAAGTTGGCTCCCAAATCAGCTCAGTGGCTGCGTGAACATCCGGATGCGGTTAATAAGATTGGCAAGCTAAGCCGCGCTCATCAGGATGCTATGGAAGACGGCATCCCGGCGGAAAGCCCTGAGTATTTCCGGTATATTGAATCTCGTCTTGGTTACGATAGCCAGCCTGCATATCATAATGACCCAGAGCCAGAACCGGTTCCGGTTCAGCGTCAGGCTACCTCGCACAAGCGTCCGGATATGTCTGCCCCGGTTACGTCATCGGCAAGTTCTATCTCGCCGCGTAGTTCCAGCCCTACAAGCATGGTGTTAGATTCTGAGCAAGTTGAATTTGCTCTTATGGCATTCCCTGACCTACCAAGGGACAAAGCCATTGAATCTTATGCTCGCAACCGCGCCGCTCTCATCCGCGAAGGCAAGCTTAGCTGAGCCACTAGAAGGATTTAGACTATGTCTACAGAAAATAACCCGTTTGTTGATGGCCGCACCCGCGAGGGCAAGGCTCTTCGTGCTGCGTCTGCTCCTGTGGCGGATACTTATACTGAAGTTGGTTCTTCTGAGCCGGCTAAGCATCGTGAGACACCTGAAGAGGCTCGTCTTCGCGCTGAAGCCCGTATTCGGGAGATTCGCGGCAATCCCGACCTGATTGATGGCGGTGGCGAGAGAGACAAATATTGGGCTCCTCCTCCGCCAGACGGATGGGATTATCAATGGAAACTCAAGGCTGTTGTTGGCCAGGATGACCTAGAGGCTATCCGCCGCGTTGAAATGGCTGGCTGGACGCCTGTTCCTCTTAGTCGGCACCCGGAACTTATGCCGCGTGATTGGAAGGGTGACACAATTGATGTCGGTGGGTTGGTGCTCATGGAGCGTCCCAAAATGTTTACCGACGAAGCTCGCCAGGAAGAAGCCCGTCTAGCGCGTGAGGCGGTTTACATGAAAGAGGCGGCGATGAAGCAGGGTCGCGATGGAGACCTTGGTCGCCGTCAGGTCAATCGGTTCAGCAAGTCGCATAGCGCCATAGCCGTTCCAGACTGATAATTCCCCTAAAATTTAGGGGAATAAAAAGGACGGGGTTAATTTCCGAGCGAGCCATCGACCGGCTATCCACCCCGTCCAGCCTTGGAGGCATGTCAATAATACATAAAGCTATTGTGTTGACAAGCCTTTGGACGTACCGTAAAATATAAACTGAGAAAGAGTGGGTGTCCTTAAATTGCCTTTTCTGGTTTATGAGATTACCAATACCGTCAATGGAAAGCGGTATGTCGGGTATACCAGCCGGACCATGAAGGTTCGGTGGGGGCTTCATGTTAAGGACGCCCGCACGAGAAAGAGAAAAAACAAATTTCAGCACGCAATACTGAAATATGGTGAAAGTTCTTTTTCTTTTGAGATTCTGTATGTTGAAAAAACAAAACGGGAAGCTGTAGAAACAGAAGTTCTGACCATTATGGACAGAAACCCTGAGTACAACTCCACTCTTGGTGGGGAAGGAACTCACGGGCACGTTGTTTCCGAAGAGTCTCGGGAGTTAATTCGGCAAAATACCCCAAAAAAGGTGGGGCCAGATAACCATAACTATGGCCATCCAGTCCCATACCTTATTGAGTCAAATAAACGCCGAAAGGGGATTAAAAACCCCAAGTGCGCAATGTTTGGGCCGGCAAATCCGAATTTCGGGAAAAGCCGACCAGAGGTGATAGCTGCTATGCACGCAGCTAAGCCTGAAGTTGTCTCTGATGAGACCAAAGCTAAGCAGAGCGCTTCTGCTGTGCAGCGGTGTCAAACAGAGGAAGGCAAGCAGCACGTAAAGTCTGCGGGCCGAAAAGGAGCGGAAATTCGTTGGGCTCGTGAACGTGCCCGCAAAGCCGCCCTTGCGCAGGAGACCAGCTCTTCTGAGTAAATTTTAACAACCCGCGCTGGGCTGTTTTTCAATCTTAATTGTCTGTGCCTATAACGCGCCGTTGTAGCTGACGACATCCTCTCAATGTAAGGAGGAAGCCGTGGCAAATAATTTTGCTCCTCAGGGCTTCAGTCCCGTTAATACGTCGCTTGGCGCCGCCATAAATTGGCGTCTTTCTACCCGCCGCATCAGCGCGGCGAACGCTACCCCCATCTTCAAAGGTGATGCTGTTACCCCGGTTCTTCCGGCGAGCGGCTACATCACGCAGGCGACAAATACGTCTACTCTGACTGCTCCGCTTGCGGGCATTTTCTGGGGTTGTCAGTATCTGTCTACTTCGCAGAAGCGCATTGTTTGGTCGTCTTATTGGCCGGGCGCGGATGCAACTGGTGACGTCACTGCGTATGTCTATGACGATCCGACAGCCCGCTTCATGGTCCAGACCTCGGGCGGCGGCTTCCAGATTGCTGGCACACCTGCGACCTTTACGGACTCGCCGGTTGGTCAGTATTGCAATCTGAACGTTGGCGTGGGCAACACGCTCTCCGGTCAGTCTGGCATGTTCGTCGATACGATTGCGACGACAGCGACCTTCCCCTTCATCATCACAGACATGGTTCTGGACCCGCCGGGCTCGAATGGCACCGACGCGACGTCGCAGTTCAACTATGTTGTGGTTGGCTTCAACAACCAGTGGCTGCGCAGCAACTCTGCTGTGACCGGCATCGCCTAAGGAGTAGTGACCAATGGCTGTTAATCTTAGCGCCATCCGGGACCTTCTGCTCCCGGGCCTTCGCGGAGTGGAAGGAAAATATCCCCAAATTCCGTCTCAGTGGGACAAAGTCTTTGAAAAGGCCAAGTCCAACATGGCTCTGGAGCGTACCGCTGAAATGCGTTACCTCGGTCTTGCGGCTATCAAGACTGAAGGCGGCGCCGTCAGCTTCGACAACAACGCGTCAGAGCGTTACGTCTATAATCAGGAGCACTACGAAATCGGTCTTGGCTACGCCATTACCCGTAAGGCGATTGATGACAACCTCTACAAGACACAGTTCACACCGACGAACCTCGGCCTGATCGAATCCTTCGGTCAGACAAAGGAAATCTACGGTGCGAACCTGCTCAACACCGCGCAGACCTACAATTCTGCGATTGGTGGTGACGGTCAGCCGCTCTGCTCGCTCAATCACCCGATTGACGGCGGCGTGATTCCGAACACGCCGATTGTTCAGGTTGACCTGAACGAGTCGTCGCTGCTCAACGCAATGGTCTCGATCCGACAGAACTTCAAAGACATCGCTGGTCTGAAGATGTTCGCGCGCGGTCGTAAGCTGATCGTTCCCCCGGCTCTGGAGCCGGTTGCGATCCGTCTTACAAAGACCGAACTGCGTCCGGGCACAGCAGACAACGACGTCAACGCGATCCATACAACCGCTGGCGGTCTGCCGGAAGGTTATATGGTCATGGACTTCCTGACGTCGAACTACGCTTGGTTCCTGCTCACCAACATCAAAGGCTTGGTGTACATGGAGCGCGTGCCGTACGAG